AAGTCTGGTTTATACTCTTTGTTTATCCCAATGGAATGGAACTACGAAGGATTTATTGATGAGTACGGAGTTCCAGTTTTCACTACTCCTGATGTCGATAGGTTCGACCCAAGCGGTGAACTAATAGATGTAGGTGTAATTGACAACTGGCAAAACGAAGTAGATGGCTTAAAAGATGATTCAGATGGATTAAATGAATTCTACCGTCAGTTTCCAAGAACAACAGAGCACGCGTTTAGGGATGAGACTAAGGGAAGTATATTTAATCTAGTAAAGTTGTATGAGCAAATAGATTACAACGAAGAAATGTCTAGAACACTAGGAGTTACGCAAGGTAATTTTCAGTGGGTTAATGGAATAAAGGATTCACAAGTTGTGTTTTCTCCAAATCCTAAGGGTAGGTTTAAGGTTAGCTGGGTTCCACCTCAACAAATACAAAACAACGTTGTATTAAAGAACGGCATTAAATATCCAGGCAACGAACACATGGGTGCTTTTGGTTGTGATTCATACGATATATCAGGAACAGTGGATGGGGTTGGATCTAAAGGTGCTTTGCACGGTTTAACTAGATTCTCAATGGAAGACGCCCCGGCAAACAGTTTCTTTTTAGAATACCTATCAAGACCACCAACAGCTGAGATGTTCTTTGAAGACGTTCTAATGGCTTTAGTTTTCTACGGGATGCCAATATTAGCAGAGAACAATAAACCACGTCTATTGTATTATTTAAGGCGAAGAGGATACAGAGGGTTTAGTATGAATAGACCTGATAAAATTTGGAACAAATTATCTGTAGCAGAAAAAGAAGTTGGTGGAATACCCAATTCAAGTGAGGATATAAAACAAGCACATGCTGCTGCGATTGAGATGTATATTCAAGATCACGTAGGTATTAAGCAAGATGGAACCCTTGGAGATTGTTATTTCAACGAGCTGTTAAATGACTGGTCTAAGTTTGATATAAACAAAAGAACAAAACACGATGCATCAATAAGTTCCGGTTTAGCTATAATGGCTAACAACAGGCACTTGTACGCACCAAATGCAAAGGTTGAAAAACCAAAATTAAACATAACGGTTTCCAGATACACAAACACTGGAAACAATTCACAAATAATCAAGTAATAAATATGGCAGAGTCTGGCATTAAAAGTTATTTTCCAAGTCAAACAGTTAGCGATGCTGAAAAGTTAAGCTATGAGTATGGGTTAAAAGTAGGTAAGGCTATAGAGCAAGAGTGGTTTAATAACGACAGAGGTTCTAATAGGTATAAATCAAACCACAACGATTTTCATAATTTAAGATTGTACGCTAGAGGCGAGCAGTCTATTCAAAAGTATAAGGATGAATTATCTATCAACGGTGATTTGTCCTATCTTAATTTAGATTGGAAGCCTGTTCCTATTATATCTAAGTTTGTTGACATTGTTGTAAACGGTATTGCTGAAAGAACTTACGATGTAAAAGCTTATTCTCAAGATCCCAATGGTGTCTCTAAGAGAACAGACTACATGGAAAACATATTGAAAGATATGAGGTTAAAAGAGTTTAACGAGTCAGTAAAACAAAACTTAGGACTTGATGTTAGGAAAAGCCAAATTGAAGAGTTGCCAGAAACAAATGAAGAGTTAGAGCTTCATATGCAATTAACCTACAAGCAATCTATAGAAATAGCTGAAGAGCAAGCAATAAACACGCTGTTAGAAGGAAATAGATATGAGTTAACTAAAAAGCGTTTTTACCACGATTTAACTGTTTTAGGCATTGGAGCTGTTAAAACGAATTTCAATACATCTGAAGGCGTTACTGTAGATTATGTAGACCCAGCTAATTTAGTTTACTCATACACAGACTCGCCTTACTTTGAAGATATATATTATGTTGGTGAAGTAAAGTCTATTCCCGTTAATGAGTTAGCAAAACAATTTCCTCATTTATCAGAAGAAGATCTTGAAGATATAATGAAAAACAAATCTAATAATAGATCCAACTACAATTCAACTCACTCTTACAACAAAGAAGACAACAACACTATTCAAGTTGTATACTTTAACTACAAAACTTACATGAATGAGGTTTATAAGGTTAAAGAAACGGCTACGGGTGGAGATAAAATTATACCAAGAGATGACCAATACAATCCACCAGAGGAAAAAGAAGGTGGGTATGGCAGAATGTTGAGGTCTATAGAGTGTCTTTATGAAGGTGCTATGATTCTTGGAACAGATAAGCTACTGAAGTGGGAAATGGCCAAAAACATGATGAGACCTAAAAGTGACTATACTAAGGTTAAAATGAACTATGCTATTGTTGCTCCAAGAATGTATAACGGTCGTATTGACTCGTTAGTTAAAAGAATAACTGGGTTTGCTGATATGATTCAGCTTACTCACCTGAAGCTACAACAGATTTTATCAAGGATGGTTCCTGATGGAGTTTATTTAGATGCTGATGGTTTAGCTGAAATTGATTTAGGTAATGGAACAAACTACAATCCACAAGAAGCTTTAAATATGTTTTTCCAAACAGGTTCTGTTATCGGTAGAAGTTTCACTTCTGAGGGCGATATGAATCCAGGTAAAGTACCTATTCAAGAAATCACAAGTGGTTCTGGTGGAAATAAAATGCAAGCGTTAATTGGCACATACAACTATTATCTACAAATGATAAGAGATGTTACTGGCCTTAACGAGGCTAGAGATGGTAGTACTCCAGATAAAAACGCTTTAGTTGGTGTTCAAAAAATGGCCGCTGCTAATTCAAACACAGCAACTAGACATATACTGCAATCTGGTTTGTTTTTAACATCAGAGGTTTGCGAGTGTTTATCACTTAGGGTTTCTGATATTATAGAGTACTCTCCAACAAAAGATGCTTTTATACAGGCTATTGGTGTTCACAATGCAGCTGTATTAGAAGAGTTAAAAGAGTTACACTTATATGATTTTGGTATATTTATTGATCTACAACCGGACGAGGAAGAAAGAATGATGTTAGAAAATAACATTCAAATGGCTTTGCAACAACAAGTTATTGAACTTGCTGATGCTATTGACGTAAGGGATATAAAAAATATAAAACTAGCCAACCAACTACTAAAGCTACGTAGAAAGAAAAAGCTAGATAGAGACCAGGCAATGCAAGAAAAAAACATGCAAATGCAGAGTCAAATGAATCAGCAAGCGGCTCAAGCAGCAGCTCAGAGTGAGGTTCAAAAAAACCAGGCCTTAACAGCTAGTCAAGGAGAGTTGGAACAATTAAAAGCTCAACTAGCTTCTCAAAAAATGATGCAAGAGGTCCAGCACAAGAAAGAACTAATGCAATTAGAGTTCCAAATGAATATGCAGCTGAAAGGAATGGAAGTAGACGGTAAGAAAACAGGTGAGAAAGAAAAGGAAGACCGTAAAGACGAAAGAACAAAAATTCAAGCGACTCAACAAAGTGAGTTGATTGATCAAAGAAATAGTGGTAAACCACCTAAAAACTTTGAGTCATCAGGTAATGATATACTAGGTGGCGGATTTGATTTAGGCGTGTTTGACCCTAGGTAAGTTTATTAATTTATATTATATTATATTATGGAAGAAGAAAATGAAAAAGTAATCGAAGAGATTACACAAGAAACAACTGAACAAGTTGATGAAAGTAAATTTGAGTCTGCTGGTGACGATAGCATTGTGAAAGTAGATTTAAGTAAACCACCAACACCAAAAGAGGATGAAGTTAAAGAAAGTAACGCTGACGACAGCGGAGTGGTTGCAAGCGCTGAAGATGCCGACGCCACACAAGAACAAGAAGAAGTACACGCGGAAGCACAAACACAAGAAACTCCAGTATTAGAAGAAATTACTGAAGAAGAAGTTGAAGTGGTTGAAGAGCAGGTTGAAGAAGCTATAGCTGAGGCTGAGGCTACTGGAAAACCATTACCAGAGAATATTCAAAAGTTAATGGACTTTATGGATGATACTGGTGGAGATTTAAGTGACTATGTTAAGCTTAATCAAGATTACTCAAAATTAGATGATACTAGTTTATTGCAAGAGTATTATAAGCAAACAAAACCTCATTTAGATCAAGAAGAAATTAACTTCCTTATGGAAGATACATTCTCTTACGACGAAGATATGGACGACGATAGAGATATACGTAGAAAGAAATTAGCGCTTAAAGAGCAAGTTGCCAGCGCTAAAAGCCACCTAGACGGGCAAAAGTCTACATACTATGAA